TAATTTGCGGAGAGTGGGGGATTCGAACCCCCGGTACAGTAATCCCGTACGTCAGTTTAGCAAACCGGAGAACTGAAAAATTTTATACAAATAATTCTTGCGATTTTTTGTGTCTGTTCTCGTGCTTGTATCTTACACTGCAAAAGTAAGTTATAAATTTATATTATGCAAATAATATGATAGGGAAAATTATGTATCTATGTAGAAAATATCGGGATGAAATTATTTTTGGAAAACTATTAGAAAACCTTTTGGATATGAAAAAACCACCGAAAAAATCGGTGGTTTTCATTTTGCGGAGAGGACGAGATTCGAACTCGTGGTGCGAGTTACCTCGCACGCCGGTTTAGCAAACCGGTGGTATAAGCCACTCACCCACCTCTCCGGGCCTGCTTATACCCCATAATCGGGAAGCGGGAACAAAAGTAAGGCAAAAATGCCAAAATACCAAATATTGCGGGCAAGAATTTTTTTAGATGAGTAGAATCGGAGTGATCTCAAAAATAAATAAAAACCAAGAGGGTGTAGCAAACAGTTCTAACCAATGACAGTACCGCCTTTCGGGGTTCCAGTTTTTACCAATGACAGATGGCTCAGCATCCAGTCTTAACCGATACATTTGCGCTCCCTCTTGGAGACCTATTTTGTGATGCGACTTCTTCTTTCAGGGCTTTTCATCAAATAGTAAACTTTGTTGAGACCGTATTTACGGACGATTATCACTCGTTGAGGCAGAATTGGTCCTAATAATGTTCGTTGTAAATGCGGCGGCTCGGTCTCGGACCGACAAAAACACAATCCGAGGTTTACCGAGGCGTAAAAATCGCTTGCCGTAGTTCGAGACATATCCAATGATACTCTGCGACGAATGGTACTTATTTTAAGGAAACCGTCTTTAACTTGTGTCCCTTGTAGCGTGTCGATCGGAAGAACCGTATATATTTTTGGTGTCTGATATTGTATTTGATACATATAAATAAAACGTCTGGCAATCGTTTCCAGATCATACGGAAACTTGATCCATTCTCCGTGATATTCCGAAATTAAGTCGGCGACAGCCACTGGTACTGTGTCGTTCCATGTCCAACGTGGGTGGTCATTGAATTTTTCGGTAAATACGGTTTTCTGCGGATACCGTTCTTGTGAAGAAAGTTTATAGGACGGGTTTCCCACGATATGCCAACCTATTTGTTTTTTTGTGGGCTTTTGCATGATTATTTTATGTGAACGGGAATTACACCTTGCCAGCCCGATATATAAGTTGGGTAAGATTCGATTGAAATGTTCGAGACTGCATAGCGGACGGAAATAAATGTCGCCGTTCATTATTGCCGCTGTCTCGTTCGTAAAATGTGTGCTTTTATCCTGTCGTTTGTAACTTATTTTCACGATTAGTCCGGGCAATATTCCGTTATCGGGCGATTCTCCCGATACCGTTGATGCCGGGACATAGAGCTTGTGCGTAGCAGGGTCTTTCTTTACCTCAACGGTATATTCCACGGTTTTGCTTGCGGCCTTTATGCCTCCGAGTACGGTTTCCGATGCTGCGGGCAGCGAATATGGGGCCGGAATATCGGGTTTGTTATTGAGGTCATTGTAGTCGTTGCTGGTTGCTACGGCTCCGAGTTTTGGAATTTGGGGATAGTCTGGCACGTATAATTTGTGTGTGTTGGGGTCTATGCGTACTTCGACGCTGTATCCGTCGGTTTTCCCCTCGGCTTTTATCCCGCCCAGCTCTGTGGCCGATGCCGGAAGAATCTCTTTCGAGCAATATTCCAGACTGTTCCACCTCGTTACGCCGTCGCCGAATTTCATACGCCGTGTATCGAGTTCTATGCCGAGTTCTCCTTCCCGTAATATGGGATTGACTTCTGCCCAGCGAGCCGCTGTCGCCCGCCTGTGTTGAAATCGGGTGTGTATGGTTATCAGTTCATTCATCATGCGTTTCCTCCATCCATTACAAAGGTGTTTGCGGTGTCTTGCAAGTAATTGGTTACTCGCTCATTCGTATAGTAAAGATTTTTTTTGCCCTCGTTCACATTGTCGGTCGTAAGTGTTTGCTGAGGGATCAGTGCCTCGTTGAGCTTTCCGCCCTCCCCGATTACGGGTATTTGTCCTGCTTCGGTGCCCGTGTTGCACGCGGCCGCCGTTCCTGCGTCTTTAATTTTAGATAAAGACAGCTCAGGGATGTCCTGTTCTTCGAGTGGTTTCAACGATGTTTCGATAGATATGTCCTTACTACCGTCGAAGGTCGTGTTTCCCGTGATGGCTCCTGCCAATGTAACAGCTCGGGCCGTTTTGAGCTTGTCGGCTGAGAGTGCCTTATCGACATATCCGGTCTTGGCACCGGCTTCGCTTTCCTTTGCAAAATCCTTTGCCAGCATCGCCCCTTTTGCTGCGAGAGCCTCGGCCGTGATGAGTTGGAGCCACTCGCGGTTGTCGCTCTCCCGTTGGATCAATATGTAGATTTCGGGAGAGGACGCAGAAAGGTCGATCCAAAATGTCCCCTCCTCGTAGGTATGTTGGCTTCCATCCGAAGGCGCCGTGCTCTGAATGATAACGGATTGTCCGCCGAATTTGGGGAGGTCGTTCCATTTCGTCGAGCCATCGCCGAATTTGAGGTAGAGTTTGTCTGTACTATATCCGGCTTCGCCTTTCAGCAGCACGGGATTCGCCGATACCCAATTCGCTTCGGTATCGTTGCGGACGATGATTTTGCTTTTTACCGTTATCGTGGCCATGTAGTTTAGAATTGTGCGTTTCCGCCGTCGATTATTTTGATGTCGTTGTAGTCGGGGCCGACCGTGCGATAGTTTTGTGCCGGCGCGTCCCAGCGATAAAACCGGTTCGTTGATTCATCCAGATAGAGCATGTCGTTATTCCCCTGTTTCGGGAAGGTAGCCAGCGATGCGTAACTGCGGAATGCGACGGCCGGTACTCCGGTATTTCGGCCTCCGATCCACCAATTTCCATCCTTGCCGATTTCCGGCGTCAATCCGTCTGTTCCATCTTCACCGTCTTTCCCGTCGATGCCTATGCGGTTTGCGAAGTCGAAATAAAGTCGGTGAGAAAGAGCCGAGCCGTCGGTTACGGACAAATCGCCTTGTTGCAATATGCAGAGTAGTTTCATAGCCTTGCTTTGACAAGCGGAACCGTGCGCCGTTCGGCTTTCATTACCGTATCGGTCTGCGTATCATGTAATTCGACGGTAAGGACAATTTCGCCTTCCTCCATTTCCTCGGTCGCCGAGGCCGGAATATTTACGAAGTAGCGAGCGCTGTCGCGTCGCTCGATTTTCAGTTCGTATTCCGCAGCGGTTCCGGCAATCGCTTTCGGGCCGTGTTTGGATGTCGATAACAACAGTACGATGCGGTAACGGTCGAGGTTGTCGAGCCACGCAGAGGGAATCGTTTCGGGCAATTCCTCTGGTAATTCCACGTCGTCCCTCAACGCGGTAATCAGCAGGGCGAAGCTCGTTCCTGCAATAATCGTATGGGCACGGCAACTCTCCATAACTATAATCTTCGTCGCACGATGATTCCGATAATCACTCCGGCCAGCAGTCCCCATGCGATTTTTCCCGACATGTTCCAGAACCGCTGCCACCATGTGAGGGGCATCGGTACGGGTACTTCGATCCGCTCTTGTTCCTGCCGGACGATCGTACTCGTCGCCGTTGTGTCCGTAATCTCGACGGGGACGATTTCGGACTTCTCTTGCGGCTTATTCCGTAAGTCGTGATATAATTTTCCGTCGGGACGTATGAAGGCATCGGAGGCGGCATATTTCGTTTCGAGGTGCGATGTATCGGATGGCTCGGCTATTACGCTCGTTTGCTGATCGGGAATATGTACGATGACCGGAACATATTTTATTTGCGTTCGAATCCGGATTTTCTCGTCTATCCGCACGCTATCGGTCTGGCGGCTTTGCACCAATACCCTGCTGGGTGAACAACTTACCATGCAGAGCGAGGCTATGAGTAAGGCGCGTTTCATGATGTATCAGAGTTTTCCGTAATATTTGACGAACGCGAACCAACGGCGCGAGGACAGGTAATCGGCCTCGGCTTCGTGCGCGTATGCCTCCATCTCAAAGGCGGAAGCGTGGTAGGCTGCGTCGTTCCATCGGTCGCGTGCATCGCCTCGGAGAATGTGATAGACGTAAGAAATCAGCCATTCGACCCCATACAACAGGTAGAAGGTCGTCGGCACGAACAACAGCCACCATGCGGATACATGGCCGCCCAGCAACGCGGATCCTACATGGAGAAGAAACCACAATACGACGCTGGCGGCGAGACATTCCCAATATTGCCGCACATGAATCCCCTCATGCCGTTTCACTTTTTCAGACAATGCGGTGTACTCGGTCAGCACGACGCCGAAGAACATGCAGGTTTTGAACGAGCCGAACAACAGGCTCTTTGCGAGTTTGGAATCGTAATAGATTTTCATAGTGACAGGTTATTTGTTTCGGTGATATTCGATACAGCGAAGCAGCGCCGAAACGTGCATATCGGCTACATGTTTGCGGCCCTCCTCCGAGAGAATTAGCCGGCAATCGGCCTCCGTGTCCATAAAGAAATTCTCGGTGATAATGGCCGGGCAGGTCGTATGTCGGAGCAGATAAAAATGCGCCTCTTTGTCCGGGTCGCCGTCCGTCGTGTCCATACGCATCCTCTGTTCGGGAAATGCACGGGCGGCTTCTTCGTAAAAGATCGTCGCATAGTTATCCGCTTCCGTTTCTCCGACGGATGTCCACGCTTCCCATCCCGTGCCGCCTCCGGCGTTGGCATGAATCGAGACGAGCAGACAATTTTCCGGGCCGACCTGTGCGGCGATCTCGTTCACACGGCGGGTGCGTTCCGCCAGCGGAATATCGTCGATTTCGGGAACGACCGGCACGCTGTCGGCCCCGCGTGCGGTCAGCGCCTCATGCACTCGTCGGGCGATGTCCCTGTTAAATTCGTATTCGAAGAGTTGTTTCCCGTCGGGCCATACGGGAGAGCGTTTTCCGGCCGTGGCGCGGCCATGCCCGTTGTCGATCAAGATTTTCATTTCGTATCGTTATTTTTAGGTTGTTGCCGGCTGGCGTTATTTTTCACCTCATTGTATTGGAGCAATAGTTCGGTTATCTTTTTAGGGTCTTTGGCTTTGGCCAACAACTCTACGATAGTTGTCATCTCCACCGCCGAGGATTTTATCGCTTTGAGATTTTCGCGGACGGAACGATACTCGGTATAGACGACACCCACGGCCGCCACGCCGGAGGCATACGGAAGCGAATAGATGCCGAACAGAATAGCCAGCAGGTCGAATAACATGAGCATTCCCGTTACTTTCCCGTAGTCGCCGAATTTCGAGAACGAACGTCTGAAACCATGACTGTCTCTGGGTATTTTCAATACTTTTGCTTTACGGATGCCGGTCGTAAAGTCGATTATCACGGCGCCGATCATCGCACACCAAACGACTGCTTCGAGCAGGAGTGCCCGATGAAATGCACGGCTTTCTATACCGGTCAGATCGACGATGTATCGCAAAATTTCGTGATTTTCCATTTGATGTGGTTTTATGAAAATAAATTGCCTTGTTTCAGCCGTTTCCGGCAAATGTCGATGTAGTCGGGATTCAGCTCGAATCCGATGTATTTTCTTCCTAATCGTCGTGCTACGACGGCCGTCGTGCCGCTACCCATGAAAGGGTCGAGGACGATTCCGCTTTCGGGACATCCGGCTTTAATTGGAATTTCGACCAATCGCATTGGATACATGGCATAATGCGCCTCTTTACTCGGTTCATACGGGATGCGCCATACACACCGCATATTCCGTCCGTGAGGATTTATGTCGATTTTCCCTTTGGGCCGTCCGCTGATTCTCCGGTATTCTATTCCTTTTCCACTCAGATTATGGGGCCTCTGATAACGGATGAACGTTGCAGGGGCATAAGGTTCGAATTGCTGTTGAAAGTAATAACGGCAGTTTTTGGTAAAGAAAAATATCTTTTCAAAATCTACCGTAAAGCGGTCGTGGACGCTTGACGGTATGCAGGCCGGTTTATGCCAAATGATTTCATTGCGCAGAATCCACTCGCGGAAGATCATTTCATCGGCAAACTTATTCGGAATATTGCACAATGATTTACGGAGGATACGAAGGCGTGCCGTATCGACCTGTTGATTATTTAGGCATGAATTGTTTTTTGAATGTTCGTGCCATTCGATCTTTTGCGGTCGGTTGTATTTAGGCGGATTGCTGTATGTGTCTCCCAAATTTACCCACAATGAACCGGAGGATTTCAATACTCGACGGCACTCGTCGAAGATATGGCACAAATGCGCTATGTAACTATCGCGTGTAGGTTCCAAACCCAACTGTCCGAACCAACCGTCCGGCCACTCGATTCCGCCGATGCCGTAGTCCCGCATCTGCCAATAGGGAGGCGACGTAACGATGCAGTCCACCGATTCATTGGGAAGCAATTTCAGTCCGTTCAAAGCGTCCGTATTGTGGATAATATTTAGTTGCATATATTATTGTAGTTGAGCATTTATATAGTTTCGGATCGTATGCAGTACTCGATAAGCTACCTGCGGGACGATAGCATTGCCGTAGCATTTAATAGCTTCTATGCGCCATCTGGGAACGGGGTTTCGGTGTCGGTCAATGACGGATTTTGCAAAAACGGCAGCAGGATCCAACAAGTCGGAAAGCCCATCATTTCTTCCACAAACAGGGGATTGAGCCGGGAAGTTTTTCCAGTCCGGTATGCAATTGTGTCGTTGAGCTGTTGAGTATGAACCGTCCCTACTCGGTTGGCCATTCCGCTCCGGAAATCGTTTGCCTTTGGTGTCGGAAGCATCCCCCGCATAAGAGTTCCGACAAGACTGCCCCTGTCGATTTGCGAAGGTGGAATCGACGAATTGACAGCATCGTTCGCTGTTGGGGTTGGTAAAAGTCCGCTTACTGCCAGATCGTTCAATAGGGACATATATGTTAGACCCGATTTTTTCCTCTTGTATAGTCCGGTTACTTTTTGACCTCCGCGTGATGCGTCCGAGGCATGGGGAGTCGGAAGCAAGTCTGTTTGCATGAACTTCGTTCGACCGTTCTCGCAATGCTTCAAGCCTTGTGTCTGTACGGTGGGCAATAAACCATATTCGGTCTCTGCGGTGGGGAGCACCGACACCGCAAGCCGGAATAATGAACGGTTGTATTTCGTAGCCGTTCGTTTCCAAGTCAGAGCACACCGTGTCGAATACCAATCCTTTCGACCAATTAACAATTCCGAGAACGTTCTCTGCCACGATCCAGCGGGGTCGAACAATTCGAATAATGTCGAGCATTGCGGGCCATAGATAGCGGTCGTCTTCTGTCCCTTTGCGTTTTCCTGCGAGCGAGAACGGCTGACAGGGGAATCCACCGGTAAGGACGTCGATGCGATCTGTCCACTTACTGAAATCCGCTTTTTGAATGTCTTCATATTGCTCCGCATTTGGGAAATGATACTTTAATACACGACGGCAGAACGGGTCGATTTCGCAGTTGAAGGCATTTACCATTCCTGCCCATTCTGCGGCTAAATCAAACCCTCCTATGCCGCTGAATAATGAACCATGTATAAGTCGTTTTTCCATTGGTCAAACCAAACCTGCGTCAATGATTTGTATTTCTCCGTGCTGCGAATATTCTTCGGGGCTCGGAGATACCCGATGGGCGCGTCGTAATACGGGACGGTAAAACCGGAACAGGTAGGACGACAGCGTGGCGACGGCTGCGGTGAGTTTTTGTGTATAGGCAGTCCACAGATCATTGGCGCGAATCGACAAATACCATTCGGCGAGTATATAGTAGCGCAATATTTCGGTGGCGCTCCGTTCGACGCCTTGCAGCTCTGCGTGGCTGTAAAATTCATCTTCGTCGCGGCTTACGCGGGCTGCGAACGTAAGGCCGCATGCGTCGCCCTCGGTCGTTATCGGCTGGCAGTCCGGTACAATGCGTCGGAAATGATGCAACAGGGCGAGCAACGCTTGCGCGATGTGCTCGTCGAAGAAGGGGCGCTCGTCGATCGTCATGGCGTATCGGTCGAACATATCTTGCCCTGTCTCGTTTTCTAACATGCGGGCGTTGTAGGCCGTCTCCGTACTCGTAGCACGGAAAAGGTTGGATTTGAGCCATGACAGCCGGAAGAGTTTGTTTTCGCGCGTAATCATAATATGCGGTAAGGTCTTTCGGTATGGGTACTGCGTATCTGGTCGCGCAGCCTTTCTACTGTGGTTTCGTATAAGGAGCGGTAAAGTTGGAACAGCGGAATGTCCCGCCCGCCGTACCACCAGCAGAGCATCCCGTATTTCAGCGCGTCTTTTACCTCAACTGCGATACTCTCCGGTGGTATGCCGGGGTCGAGGTACACCCGATATTGCAACAGGTCGGGGATGAACAGCACCTCGCAGACCTGTTTTCGGAGGGCTGTACGGAGGGCCTTGGACACGCTGTGAAGATTGACGTAGAACGTATCGAGCAGCGACCGGTCGAGCGTATGCGTCGCCGCGATGGATTGTCCGGTTTCTGTCGTGCGGTTGCGGTAGTCGATGAGCGTTTGATCCATGCACTCGTTGAACAGCGCCATGCAGTCTATCTTCACGTCGAATTTCGTAATGCAGAGAGTATTTCCATTGCGCGTGCCTCGGCCGTTTTCGCTCCGTTTGCATCGTTGGCCACGCCTAATACCAATGCTCCGAGCATCCATGCCGTAGTCTCTGCGAGCCGTTCGGGGTAGGTGTCGTCGAGGCTCGTGTAAGCGATGTATTCACCTTCGGCGATGCGGTGCTGTGCCTCTGTTACGCTGAAATACCGGAGCCGTGTCCCACCGTGTGTAAGCAGTACGACGGGTTTTGCCGTACCGCCCCGCGTTACGGGGTGATACTGACGTCGGGCGGCGGGATGTTCTTCCGGAATCGCCGCCAGCACCGGACGCTGCCAGCCCTCCATACGCAAGCGTGCGAGTTTGAGAAAATCGTCCGGCAGGTCGATTTCGCCGCTTCCGTCGGTGTGCGGCCTCAACACGCACTCCGTAAGAGCAGCCCGATTCGGGATTACGTGCAGCGGAGCAGCCAGCAACACCCGCCTGCCCGCTTCGTCGATGAACTCCTCCAACGGAAAGTGCGGCCCGTTGGCATCGTTATCGTCGGGGTAAACCTCGTCGATGCACCGCAGTGCCTTTGTGATGATGTATTTGCGCATTCCTACCATTGGATGAACAGTACGTTTCGTTTCGCCGCTTCGATTTTGATGTCGTCCTTCTTCATGCCTGCCGGAACGACGTAATCGAGATTGGCTTGCAGCCATGCCCGGGCGGATGCCACCGACGTTATGGTTTCCTCCCGAATCGCGTTGTCAGGGTCGGGCAGTAGCGCTTCCAAATCGACGGGTATGTCGTTCGGTGCCGAAGTGTCGGCCTCTGCGGTCGGCTCCTTTTCCCAGAAAGTAGTTCCGTAGGCATAATGTTTTTTGAGAGCTTCGATAACCTCCGGGTCGGAGGTGGTATAGGTACTCTCGCCAATGCCGCCGAAATAAACCTCCGGCTCGAAACGGATCGCTTCCATACGTCCGTCCCGAAGGCGGACGGACGTGCGGTATTTCTTGTTGTTGAGTACATAGAATGTAGCCATGTCGTAGGTCTGTTTAGGCAGCAGAGGTCGTACATCTGCTACGGTGTGTTTATTTTACCGTGATAACCGCATGGGTATCGGGGTTGAGAACTGCGAGCGTATGGCTTTCGTCGATTCGCACGTCCGTCGAGCGGGAAAGTCCGACCTTATCGCGTTCGAGTTCCGTCGCTTCCAGCGGTTTGCGCTCGGCACGATAGATATTCGCAGGGTCGATCACGATCGCGGCCTTGCTGTATCCGTATTCGTTCAGCAGGTCGTGGGGCTTCATCAGCAGCTCTCCATCGGGCGTGGCGATACGGTGGAATGTGATACCGAACACGACCTCGGTATTACCGGCTTCGAGCTGTTTGACGACGGTAGAGGCCCCCGCGATCTGGCGGCCGAAGTCTTTGCCATAGAACATGACGCGGCGTTCGCTGCCGTTGTTGCCGCAGAAGATGTCCGAGGCCCAGCCGTAGATAAGGTCGTTGGTGATCTTGCTCTCGGCCCCCATGTCGAGGCGTTTGTCGATCTTGCGGAGCATCCCGTCGCTCATGTATTTCACCTTTCGGGAAATGGGATCGACGATCTGCTGCTTCACTCCGAACAGCGCATCGGCCTCGTTGGTCATGCGGAAATCCAGAAGCGCCTGTTCCTTCATGTCGAGCAGCCCGAACTGTACGTCTTTCTCGGTGAGTTTCTGGTAGAGACCTTCCGATACGGTCGTCATGTGGATTTGGCAGTAGTTGCTGTCGCTGTACGGCATCTGGCTGGGGTCTTCGGACATACCCGCGTTTTCGTGCTTGGCGACGCCGAGACGATAGAGCGGCGTATCGGCCGGCAGCGCGGGCAGCGCTGCCGCGTTGAGCGGGAAAATCGTGATTTTGTCTTGGCTGATAGCGTCTGTGGCGACGATGTGGCAGATGAGCGGATTGAGCGAGATGCCGCCCGATGCGACGGGAGAGGCGACCTTCGTGTCGTTATCGACCTCGAAGGTCGGAAACAGCACGTTGCCGTCCACCGAGAAGATGTGCGCGTTCGTTACGGTGATTTGCTTCGCTCCGCTCGCTTCGCCGGAGACGGCGTAGGCCGTTTTGATCTTACTTTGCACACCGCGTCCGCGCACGCTGTAATACTGATATTCGACCGATTTACACGGGACGGTCTCGATTTCCCGCAGGATTGTATCCATCGGAAACAGCGACGGGTTGATCTTTGTGATCTTCTTGGAAATCGTCGGGCGGTTGATGTCCTGTTCCTCAGCCGTCCCGTCCTCTTTCGGCGGCTTGGTGGTCAGAACCGTGCCTCTCATCGTCTGCTCGGCGGTCGCCGCTGCGCTGCCGGCAGCCACGAGAACCCCGCCCAGATCGTCCGGCGCGAACCATGCGAGGAGTTCATGAAACAGATACGCACTTACAGCACATGCGCAGACGGCGAACAGGCCGTAGAGAAATTTGTTGTTTTTCATATTGTCGGTAATTGATTAGAATCTTCGTTTGTTGCGGCGGGTTATCACCTCGTCGATTATATCTTTGTCCGTTTCGGAGGCAGATGTTGCCTCAACGCCGCCGCCGTCTGCCGGCAGTCCGTCGGTCTTTTGCGCTCGTACACGGCGGGTCTCGATTTGTTCGTTGCGTCCTTCGACCTTACCTGTCTCGCGGGCCTCGGCGACAGCCGTATCGTACACCCATCCTTGATAGAGTTTCGTAAGGATTTCTTTGTTCACCTTGCCGTCGAGCAGGTTGGCGAGGATTTCGTTGTCCACCCATGCGACGAATCGCTGCTGTTCTTCTTCGCTCAATCCTTGTTCGGCGAAGAACGCATCGACATCCGTTTTGCTTCGGGCCATATTCTTTTCGCGGGTTTCGACACGGGCTTTCATGTCCGCGAGACGTTTGGTGCGTTCCTCGGCGGCTTGTTTGTAGGCTTCGTAGTCCGGCTCTCCCTCCGGCACGGCCAACTCCGATGAATCGAACTGCCGGGCGATAGCGACCTGTACGGGGATTCCGTTGGCCACATCTTCGATGATCTGCGCAAATTCGGGATAGGCTTGTACGACCTCCATAATTGTCTTGTTGGCCGCCTCGTGGCCTGCGATCTTTTTGTCGCTTTGTGTGAGGTAGTCGTAGAGTGCCTGTTCCAGTTCGTCGTCGTCGCCGAATTCCCGGTCAGGGAATTTGGCCGTCATGTATTCGCGCACACGCGAGACGTGCGGCGTTTGTTCCTGTTCTTGAACGGTGTTTTCTTCCTGCATTTTTACCGATTGATTTTGTGCGTGATATATTCTGCTGTAAAAGTATGTTGTTTGTTAATTTTCAAGAAGTTATAATTATCACTATTATTGCGATGAACGCAGAAAACATATCACTATGAGCAAAGGAAAACGGGTGCGGGACGAGGTTCCCGAAAAGATTTTGAAGAGACACAACGAAATACGCCGCCGTTACGAAGAGATGCTCGCACGTGAACGGGCCGAGAATCCCGAACGGCTGAAATATCTGTCCAAGACTTATTTCGTGGATATGATATGCAAAGACCCCGTGATCGGGTTAAGTCCGAATTATGTCCGGCGCATCATCAACGGACGCATCTGATGTCCGGGCAATACTGGCGCAGAATGAAATTCGGGTAAAGCGACTTTTCGCCCCGTACAATCCTCTCACCGGCGAAGGGTCGCCCATCGAACGTGTCCGGCTCTATTTCACACCGGACAGTTATGTACTTATCCCTGCTTATATGGCTGCGACACCGACCGTCGCCGCTATTATTGCTGCCGGCGGGGTCGGATGTTATGCCACCGCAGAAGGCATCGACCTCGGCACGATGTACGGAACCGTCCACCGGCTGCGTGCCGTGTACGATTTCGAGTTTTGGTGTATTTCGTGCGTCAAGATTTTCGATAAGACGTCGGGGCGCCTCGTGCCGTTCAAGCTGCGGCGGGCGCAGCTTAAATTAGTGCGTATCCTTCTTTGCGACCTGTTCACGGGAAAGCCCGTGCGCATCGTGCTGCTCAAAGCCCGGCAATGGGGCGGCAGTACGGTCGTGCAGATGTTCATGGCATGGATACAACTGTTCCACCGTTCGGGATGGAACAGCGTGATCGTGGCCGACGTGGAGGATCAGGCGCGGACGATCCGTGCGATGTATTCGCGCATGGCCCGGCGGCATCCGGTCGAAATATGTTCCGTTCAATTCTGTAATTTCGAAGGTTCGAGTAAAAATAAAATGCTCGTCGATCGGGATTGTGTCGTCTCGATCGGCTCCATGCAGAAGCCTGACAGCCTCCGTTCGGGTGATATGAAGATGGCTCATTTGTCAGAAGTCGGTTTGTGGAAAAAAACGAAGGAACGCAAACCGGAAGATGTGATACAGACGATTCTCGGCTCCGTGCCGCGCGAGCCGTTCACGGTCGTCGTGCTGGAATCGACGGCCAAAGGAATCGGCAACTTTTTCCACGATACATGGTGCGAGGCGGTGGACGGACGATCGGCCTATACGCCGTTATTCGTGGCATGGTACGAGATAGACATATATTATAAGCCGTTCGTCAGCGAGCGGCAAAAGACGGAGTTCGTGCACTCCATGACACGCGACGAGCTGGCGCGATTCCATGCCGGCGCAACGCTGGAAGGATTGAATTGGTACAGGGAGAAGCGACGCGAGTATTCGACCGATTGGCAGATGTGCAGCGAGTTTCCCTCAACAGCCGAAGAAGCGTTCCAGACCACCGGGCGCCCCGCGCACGATCCGCTCTACGTTCGGCAACTCCGGCCATATACCCGCGAGCCGCTCTATGTCGGCGAGCTGGTGGCCGATGCGACGTGTGGCCCCGAAGTGCTGCAAAACATTCGTTTCGTGCCCACGCCGACAGGTGATTTCTACGTATGGAAATTACCCGACACCTCACGCCGCATCGCCGATCGTTATGTGGTGGCACTCGACATCGGCGGCCGTAACCCCAATGCCGATTACAGCGTGATTTCGGTAATCGACCGCGCGGCGATGATCGACGGCGGTGTGGAGGAGTGTATCGCCACCTATCGTTTTCACCTCGACCAAGATTTGACGGTGTGGCGGGCCGTGCAGGTCGCCGAGTGGTTCTGTCATGCACTGCTGGCCGTCGAAGCGAACAGCCTCGACCCCAAAGGACAGGAGGGAGACCATACGCTGACGATTCTCGACACGATAAAAGAACACTATGATAATCTGTTCTCGCGGACAGACCCCGTACAGATCCGCGAGGGACGACCGAAGCGTTACGGGTTCCACACGAACGCTGCCAGTAAAACAGACCTTGTTACGCAGATGACCAAACGCCTGCGCGAAATCCTTTATATCGAACGCGACAAGCGGGCGTTGGATGAAATCGAGTGGTATGAGTTAAAGCCCGACGGTAGCTATGGGGCTGTCGAGGGTAAGCACGATGATATTTATATGAGCCGAGCGATTGCACTGAAAGTGTCGCAACTCATGGAACTACCGGTCGAACTGCGAACGAATACAACCTATTCGGACGTATCTGTC